GTTGGCAAAGACGCCGTTCTGCGCCGCACGGGCAACAACGACGCCGTTCTCGGCTTCTCGGTCGCTGTAGATCAGGGCAAGGACAAGAACGGCCAGAAGCGTGACGCCAAGTGGTATGACGCAAGCATCTGGGGCAAGCGCGCCGAAAGCCTGCAGCACTACATCACCAAAGGCACCAAGCTGACTCTGCAGGGTCGCCCCACGGCGCGTGAGCATGAAGGCAAGGTCTACATGGGCATCGTGGTGAACGAGTTGGCGTTCCAAGGTGGTGCATCACAGCGTGATACATCGCAGCAGGATCAAGGCGGCGGATACCAGCAACCTCTCGGCGCTGACTATCAAGGCGGCCTTGACGACGAAATTCCGTTCTGAGGTGATGATATGACCGCAGTATCTCGCGAGATGTTCGAAGAGTTCATTGGCATAAAGATGTTGGAACTGGCTCGTTCAGAGGGCCACTTCCCCATTATGCCGAACAACGACAAGCGCTCCATCGAAAAGCAGCGCCAGACCCGTAGGGAGCGACGCAATTCGCCATCGCTGATGGATCGCCACCAGAAGGCCGTCCACTACGCCATCAAGAAGGGTATTAACAACGTCCGCGCTATGTCTGAGGCGACAGGCATCGAAGAGGACGCCGTGCGCCGAGCATGCCGCCGACTGTATGAGCGCGGCAAGATCAAGCGCGCTGGCATCATCAGAAAACCCGGTGGCAACGCTCAGATATGGGAACTCGTAACACCCTGACCAGCGGGTAAATGCTGGCGGCTAGTGGATGTTGCCGGGGTGGTCGCAAATTGTTCGCCTCAAAACACCACAGCGCGGGGTCTGGTTTAAGGCGACCTTTCCTGCCGGAACGCCCGCGCACTTTACGCAGCCTCTTTCAATGCCTATACTGCACACCAGCAACAAGGCACACGGGATACTCCACGCCCTGCAACCAGAGAGGCCGCGACAGTGGCAGACAAGACCATTCAATGGCCCGCCGACAAGGTGGATCGCCGCCCGATCAGTGAACTGATCCCATACGCACGCAACAGCCGCACCCACAGCGACGCGCAGGTAGCCCAGATCGCCGCCAGCGTCCGAGAGTGGGGCTGGACCATGCCAATTCTCATAGACGAAACAGGCAACATCATCGCAGGTCACGGGCGCGTGATGGCGGCACAAAAATTGGGCATCAAGGACGTTCCTTGCATGACAGCAGAGGGATGGAGTGAAGCCAAGCGCCGCGCCTATGTCATCGCAGATAACAAGCTGGCGTTAAACGCGGGCTGGGACGACGAAATGCTGCGCGCGGAGTTTAGTGAACTGCGCGATTTGGACTTTGACCTATCGCTCACTGGCTTTGATGAGGCCGAGATTGGCGCGCTGTTCCCGACTGGGGTGACTGAGGGTCTGACCGACGAGGACGCTGTGCCAGAAGCGCCAGAGCAGCCCGTCACGGTCGAGGGCGATGTGTGGCTGCTTGGGCAGCATAGGCTGATGTGTGGGGATAGCACCAGAATTGACGCGGTGGAGCGGCTGATGGATGGCACAAAGCCAGACTTAATACATACCGATCCGCCTTATGGAATGAATGCGGTAACAAAATCATCTGTGCTGAAGAAGAATTACGGCACTGACATTATGGGCGATGACAACCCTGATGTGGCCAAGGATGCATTTGCGCTGATCTATGGCTTATATCCAGATGCAAAGCAGATTTGGTGGGGCGCTAACTATTATTGCTCGATCCTTCCTGACAGCGAGTGCTGGCTGGTATGGGACAAGAACAACGGCAGCAGCGACCAGACGGACTGCGAACTTGCATGGGCAAACTTTCGCAGCGTGGTGCGTCAGTTCACAATGGCGAGCGAGAAAAAGAACCGTGTTCATCCGACACAAAAGCCTGTGGCCTTGATGGAATGGATCATCAAGCGGTTTAATCTCTCGGCAAACACTATCGCTGATTTCTTTGGTGGGAGCGGATCAACGCTGATCGCCGCTGAAAAGCACGGCATACAGTCGTTCATTATGGAGTTCGATCCCAAGTTCGCTGACGTTATCATCAAGCGCTGGCAGGACTTCACAGGCCAGCAAGCAACCCTTGAGGCTACAGGCCAGACATACGACGAACTCAAAGCAGAGCGGGAGGCAGCATAATGGGCAAAGGCGATCCAGAAGGCGGGCGTCCCCGCGTGGAAATAGACATCGAAAAGCTGCGCAACATGGCCCGCATCCAATGCACCGCAGAGGAATGTGCAGGCGTCTTTGAGTGCTCAGTCGATACGATTGACCGCAGGCTGAAAGAGGAAGGCTATGACGGTTTTGCGGACTTCTATAAAAGATATTCCGGCGAAGGTAAGACATCGCTGCGCCGCGCACAGTGGAAAGCAGCCCAAGACGGCAACCCGACGATGCTTGTTTGGCTTGGCAAGCAGATGCTTGGCCAGCGTGACAAGCAAGAGATCGAACACAGCGGCGGCCTCAACATCACATTGGTAGATAACTTTGTCGCTGACGATACCGAATAACTGGACGGCGCGCCCGCACCAGCGCGACCTGTTCAACAGCTTTGGCCACGGCAAGCAGTTCCAACGCGGCTGCGCTGTCTGGCATCGACGGGCTGGCAAAGATAGCTGCGCGTTGAACCTGACCGCCCGCGACATGTTCAAGCGCGTAGGCACCTACTGGCATCTGTTTCCCGAGCAGACCCAAGCGCGTCGCGCTATCTGGAACGGCATCGACCGCGAAGGTCGGCGCATCATTGACCAGTTTCTACCGCCCGAGGTGCGCAAGCGCGAGAACGGGCAGGAGATGCTGATCGAGACCGTCAACGGCTCCATCTGGCAGATGGCAGGCTCCGACAACTACGACAGCCTTGTCGGTTCCAACCCGGTCGGCGTTGTGTTCTCGGAATGGTCGCTGGCTCACCCAGAAGCATGGGACTACATCCGCCCCATCATCGTGGAAAACGGCGGCTGGGCGTTGTTCATCTACACGCCGCGCGGTCGCAACCACGGCTTCCACACGTTTGAGCATGCCCTACAGTCGGATGACTGGTTCTGCCAGCGCCTCACTGTTGACGATACGAACATTGTATCTGCCGACCAGATCGCCCAAGAACGCGCGGCTGGCATGTCCGATAGCAAGATTGCGCAGGAGTTCTATTGCAGCTTCGAGGCGGCAGAGGATGATGCGGTCATTCCCGTGGACATTATCGACCACGCAATGAAGAACGAGATCGAGGTATCCGACACCTCGCCCATTGTCTGGGGCTTGGACGTTGCGCGTCACGGCGACGACAGCAGCGTCTTGGCAAAGCGTCAGGGGCCAGTCGTTCACCCGCTCAAGGTGTGGAACAAGCTGGACCTGATGCAGCTATCGGGCGCAATCATGCTGGAATGGGAGCAGACGCTGCCGCGCCACCAGCCCGTGGAAATCATCGTGGACAGCATTGGCATTGGAGCGGGTGTTGTTGACCGCCTGCGGGAACTTGGCCTGCCTGTGCGCGGCCTCAACGTTTCTGAGCGTCCAAGCGTGGCCGACACCTATCTCAACCTGCGCAGTGAGTTGTGGTTCAAGACCAAAGACTGGCTCGCTGGACGCGATGTGCAAATCCCGAAAGACGATGGCCTATTCCTCGAACTGTCTGGCCCGCGCTACACTTACACCAGCAACGGCAAGATACAGGTCGAGAGCAAGGAAAGCATGAAAAAGCGCGGCGTGAAATCGCCAGACAAGGCTGACGCCGTGTGCCTCACGCTTGCCGTGGACTTCACTGCACTAGCCTTTGCGAAGCGATCTGACTGGAACAAACCGCTCAAGCGAAACATCAAGGGCGTTGTGTAAACGCACACACCTAGCCAACTGCACAAGTTTCTGTTAATTTGCGCACAAGCGGAAATGAGGTTGAAGATGGCAGAGCAAAGCGAACAGCGTCAGCGGTATGGCTACACTGACGAAAGTGGCAATCGCGTATCTGCGCTTCGTGATATGTTCAACGGCGGCGGCCCCGGCCAATCAGGCACGACATTTCAAGGTGGTGGCGCGCTATCCAGCCTTGGCAATGCTCTTGGCGGCCCCGGTGGTGGTGGATTTAACCCCGGTCGCGCCGCTGGAAGCATGATTGGCGGAATGGCTCTCGGCCCCGTTGGCGGATTGCTTGGTGGCTTGATCGGCCAGAACATGGGTCGTGGCGGTTACGGCTACACCGATGCGACGGGCAATGTCGTTTCTCCCGGAATGGATATGATTGACGGCGGTGGGCGTGGCACGGCTGGCGACACGTTCCAAGGCGGACCATTCTCTGGTCTGCTTAATGCGCTTGGTGTTCGTCCGCGTGGGTATGATGCACGTCAGGCCGCAATGGCATCCGCCGAACAAGGCGCGCCTTCGCTTATGGCACAGCCCGTTCAGCGGCCTGCCACTGCAGCGCCCGTTCCGCAGACCTACGGCATGACATCAATGCCCACGCTGACAATGGATCAAATCCAAATGCTCCGCCAAATGGGTATCAACACAGAAGCAATGGCTGGTGAGCCTGCAACTGCAGCCGAAATGGCCGCACTGCTTCGCAGGCCCGGTGCGCTGATTTCGATGAGCAATCCCAGCGTCCCACGGCCATATGCGCCCCAGAACCCCGGCGCTACGATCCAGCCGGATGGGTCGTCCATGCCTCGCTACAACGTGCCAATGACATCGGGCGTCAGCATGGGCCAGCCTGACCTTGGCACTGCTCGCCCGTATGCCAGCCGCTCAACAGGCCGCATTCCTCCGATGGTGGACTTTCCGCCGTTGCGCGGCGTGACTAACCCGCCGCCTGCTCCAATTGGCATGAATTTGCCCGTCAACCCCGACGCTGCTCAAACCAATCGCGCTTACATTGAAATGCTGCGCCGTGCTGCTGCGAGTGGCAATCCGATCCGCCCAGCGGCTTCAATCCTGCCCCGATAGGAGCAATCTATGTATCCCGACGAAAACGATCTGACCAACGAGGTCAACGCGCTCATCAATCCCGACTACATGGATGATGACGAACTGCAAGGCATCGTCGGTGCTGAAATTGACGATGCGGTGGACTTCATCGACAACATCGTTTCGCCCGTCCGCGCCAAGGCCACGGAATACTACCGCGGCGAACCCTTTGGCGACGAAGAGGATGGCCGCTCGCAGGTTGTCAGCTACGATGTGCGCGACACGGTGCAGGCAATCCTGCCCAGCCTGATGCGTATCTTCACGGCATCTGACTATGTGGTTGAGTTCACGCCGCGCAATCCAGAAGACGTTCCGATGGCCGAGCAGGCAACGGAATACGTCAACTACATCTTCAACCGCGACAATGACGGCTTCATGGTCCTGCACAGCGCGTTCAAGGACGCTCTGGTGCGCAAGGCTGGCATCATCAAATTCTACTGGGATGACAGCTTCGACACTGAGACCAGCGAAATGACCGGGCTGGATGACGCCGCGCTTGCGACGCTCTCCGCCGATCCGCTGATCCAGATCGACATGACCCGCAGCTACGAAGCGCCGGAAATCCTGCCGCCGGGTGCTATTGAGATGGGCATCCCTGTTCCTGTGCTGCACGATGTGCGCGTCACTCGCCGCTTGCCCAAGGGCCGCGTGAAGATTGAGGCGCTGCCGCCGGAAGAGTTCCTGATCGACCGCCGCGCAAAGTCGATCCGCGATGCAGATTTCGTCGCTCACCGCCGCGTTGTCACGGTGTCTGATCTTGTAGCTATGGGCTACGACTTCGATGAGGTGTCCAGCCTTTCGACCGACACCGACGAACTAGACACCAATGTCGAGCGTTACACCCGCAACCCTGCGCTGACATCCAGCAAGGGCGACCGCTCCGATCCTGCGATGCGCAAGGTCAGCTACATTGAGGCATACATCCGCGTGGATCGCGATGGAGACGGCGTAGCCGAACTTCGCAAGGTATGCGTCGCTGGCGTAGGCAACAAGGTTTTGAGCGATGAGGCGTGCGACATGGCACCATTCGCCGCTCTCTGCCCCGATCCCGAGCCGCACGATTTCTTCGGCATGTCGGTCGCTGACACTGTGATGGATGTTCAGCGCATCAAGTCGGTCATCATGCGCAACACGCTTGACAGCCTTTCGCAGTCGATCAACCCGCGTATGGCGATTGTTGAGGGCGAGGTGTCCATTGAGGATGTGATGAACACCGAAACTGGTGCAATCATCCGCCAGCGCAGCCAAGGCGCTGTGACGCCGCTCACAATGCCCTTCGTGGGGCAAGCTGCCTTCCCAGTGCTGCAGTATATGGATGCGGTCAAGGAAAGCCGCACTGGCATCTCTGCGGCCTCTCAGGGGCTTGACCCGGATGCTCTGACCAACAGCACCGCAACTGGCGTCAATGCCGTTGTGACCGCAGCCCAGCAGCACATCGAAATCATCGCCCGCCTCTTTGCCGAGACCGGGATGAAGGACTTGTTCAAGGGCATCCTGCGCCTTGTCGTGCAGCATCAGGACCACGCCCGCATGGTGCGCTTGACCAACGAGTTTGTGCAGCTTGATCCGCGCGGGTGGGACAGCGGAATGGATGTGATGGTCAACGTCGCGCTGGGCCGTGGCTCGGATCAGGCGCGCATGGCGATGCTCACTCAGATCGGCAACATGCAGAAAGAGGCGCTTGCCCAGCTTGGCCCGATCAACCCGCTCACCGACCTGCGCAAGCTGTATAACACGCTGGCCGAGATGACGACGCTGGCGGGCTTTAAGGACAGCAGCATGTTCTGGTCCGATCCCGCAGACTTCCAGCCGCCGCCTCCGCAGCCGCCGGAGCCTGACGTAAACCAAATGCTCATTCAGGCGCAGATCATGCAAATCCAAGCCGATGTGCAGATGAAGCAGGCCGAGATTGAGCGGAAGCGCGAGGAAACCGAAATCGACGCATCGCTCAAGATTTTGGAACTGCAAGCCAAGCAGCAAATGCAAGTCACGGCAGAACAACTGCGCCAGTCGCGCGAGTTGGCAAACCAAGTGATGAGCGCAGAGGCAGACATGATTAAGGAGGCCGTGCGTGGCGAAGACCAAGCAACAGCAAATCCAAGACGCGCGTGAGGCCAAGCGGCTCCTGAGCGACGAAACCTTGCAGCGCGTTTTTGGCGAGGTTGAGCAACAGATTTTTGACGGATTGATCGCCAGTGAATTGGGCGATGTGGATGAGGTTCTGCGTCTTCAAGCGGAACTCTACGGCGTAACCGCGCTTCGCCGCCGCCTCCGTATCTGGGTAGATGCGGGTATTATTGCGGAAAAAGGCGCAAAGTGATATATGGAGATTAAGCAATGGCAGATAGCAGCAACCCGCTAGGGACTGACCTGCAGAGCGCACAAGATGCAATCCGGGCTATGATGGCACCCCTTGAGGACAATGCCACGGGTGAGGATGCGCCGCTCGAAGAAGCGAGCGAGGGCGAGGAATACGAAGCGCAAGCTGACTACGCCGAACCCGAAATGGACGAAGGGCAAGACCCCGAAGGCTACGACGAAGAGGAACCCGAAAGTTCGCCAGACCTGATTACTGTCAAGGTCAACGGCGAGGAGATCGAGGTAACCCTTGAGGAGTTGCGCAACGGCTATTCCCGGCAATCCGACTACACGCGGAAATCGCAAGAACTTGCTGAACGTCGCAAGAATATCGAGGCGCTTGAGCAAGAGATTACCGCAGAACGCGAACAATACGCGGAACTTCTGCCGCGTATGCGAGAGCAGTTGCAGCAGCAGCTACAAGCCGAACCCGATTGGGACAAGCTGTATGAACAGAACCCCGTCGAGGCCGTTAAACTTGAACGGAAATGGCAGCAGGTAAAGCAGCAACGGGAACAGCAAATTCAGGCTGTGCAGGCGGAACAACAGCGTCTTATGACGATCCGTCAGCGCCAAATGCAAGAGCAGTTGGTAAAGCAGCGTGATGCAGAGCAGGCCCGCCTGCCCGAGATGATCCCTGAGTGGAAAAACCCGGATACGGCCAAAAAAGAGGCCAAAGAACTCCGCGAGTTTCTACTTAACAAGGGGTTTTCGGAGGAGGATGTTGACGGGATCACCCACGCGGGTGTCGTCGCACTGGCTCGCGATGCAATGCTGTTTAACAAGGGGCGTGCGAAGATTTCGGAAGCAAAGGGTCAGGCAAAGCCGGGTCCAAAGCCGATGAAAGCAGGCTCCCGTGGCACCCAGCCTCGTCGTCGCGGAGATGTAGAGAAGGCGCAACAACGCCTAAAGCAAACGGGTCGTGTCACTGACGCGGCTCAAGTCATCAAATCCCTACTATGAGGTAGCATCATGGCTATTGTCGCAAATACCTTCCAGACGTTTAATGCCAAGGGCATTCGCGAGGAACTCTCCAACGTAATCTCGAACATCTCGCCCGAAGAGACCCCGTTCCAGTCGAACGTCGGCTCCGAGAGCGTTTCCAACGCTTTCTTCGAGTGGCAGACCGACAGTCTCGCCGCAACTTCGACCACAGCAGTCATCTCGGGCGACGACGTTGCTTCGTTTGACAGCACCGCAGCGACGACCCGTTTGGGCAACTACACCCAAATCCGTCGCCGCACGATGGTCATCGAAGATCGTCTTGAGTTCGTCGATAAAGCTGGCCGTGACAGCGAAGTCGCATACCAGCTTGCCAAGCGCGGCAAGGAACTCAAGCGTGACATCGAAGCTGTCCTGCTGGACAACAACGCTCGCGTTGCTGGCAACTCGACCACTGCACCCGAGACCGCTGGTCTGGGCGCATGGCTGACCACCAACTCCAGCTTCGGCGCTAGTGGTGCGGACCCGACTGGCGACGGCACCGACGCTCGCACCGACGGCACTCAGCGCGCATTCACTGAAGCAATGCTGAAGGACGTTATGCAGTCGGCTTG